AATTTATCACGCTCAAATCTGTATTTTGATATAGGACATTCTATAAAACCTTCATTTTGGAATTGGCTCCATATCTCGTTTATGTAAGTTTGAATCTTTTTAAAGAATTCTAAATGTTGGTATTGTTTAAAAACACCCCCATAAAGCTGTTTGAATGTTAATTCTTTCGCTTTTTTATAGTCAACGTTATAAAGTCTCGCAAATGATCTATGAATATCGTCATCACCAAAGTTATAATGAATAAGGGAGCTAGCAAGAGTAGGATGATAAGCTGAAATGTCAATTTCAACCAATCTATCGTTTTCAGGTATGAATGTTTTTCTGGTTCCATTTTCTTTATTTAATGCTGCAAAGTTAACCCCTCCAAAACGGTTTGAAGGTCTTGTTGTTGTTGTTCTGTAGTTATATTGTGTGTAGACTCTATCTCCGCAATCTTGATTGAAGTGTTCTTTAAAGAGTTCTCTTTGAACTCGTAAACCATTCCTTTCGATGGAGTTGAATACCAATGGTACTCTGCTATTGTAAAATTCGTTGATTGGTGCATTAAAATGTTGTTTTAAATTATTATAATTTTTTTCACACGTTTCGTAATGTTTAACGATAGGAACTATTCTGTTAATATCCAACTTATCTTTAACTCTTTGTGATAATATTTGGTGTGCTTTAGTAGTTTCCATCTCATATTCGGGAGAAGCTAAAGAAACATCTATAATGTTCCTATGCACAAAATAGTGTAAGAATTCCTTCTTACCCCAAACATACAATGTATCATAGCTACTAATTAATTCAGCAATATACTCACTGTTTAACGGCATAGATTCGCTATGGTTTATTGAAATAATATAGCCCTTATGTGCATTCATAGGATGTACATATATTAAGGATACTTTATTAGTTACAGGATGAGTTTTATAAGAATATGGTATAACTTCTATATAAGCTTCTTTGTAACCTTTATTGTAAAAACCTTTTAGTTGGTCTGTATTTTCAATTAGCCAAAACAATAACTAAATATACGAATAGTATTTTTAATATCCACCTCCTCCTCCACTACTTGGGGAAGATTGAACAGATGGAGATATTGTTCCACTAGAAGGAACAATAAAATTAGGTTTTAATGGAATTAAAATTAATTCAGGCCCATCTCCATGTTCTTTTCCTGTCATAATTTTACCATCAGACATTATATGGTAATATCCTATATAATTGGTTCTATTAGGCAATAAAAGTTCTCCTCCTTTAGTATATAAAAAATCTTCTTTTTCTCTATTTACTTTTAAAAATTGGTTAAAATTTTTCCAATTATATTTTTTTTCAAAGTTTAAAATATTACTAACATTTGCTTGTGCAACTGAGGATTCTCCAGGACTTCTTAAATACCAAATTAAATTTGCTACTTCATATAAATTAAAAGCTACTTTTGGGGATAAATCTATAAATTGATTATAAACTTCTTTAGATATTTCAATATAAGAATTTTGGTTTACTTTTTTAGCAAAAAATCTTGTAGCATATCCTTTTGAAATATTATTTTCATTAGGAATAAAATAATAACTTAAAGGAGGGTTAATATTTGGAGGAGTTTTAGAAGCATTAGTTAATAAAGAATAAAGTTCATTTTCGTAAGATTCAAACCTTGTATCAGGACCTTCAATTGTTTCGGCTTCATCAAAATATAATTGAAATTCATTATTATCAGTTGTTGGTTTTGGTTTAATTAACTCAATTAAAACAGTATCATTAGGGCTATTAGCATAATATTTTCCATCTGATGTTGAAAAATAAATACCATAATAAAGAGCATTAGTACTTTTATAAGCTAAATCTCCATTACTTACTAAATTTACTTCTACTTGTGATGATGGAAAATACATAATTTATGGTTTTAAATTTTGAATATCTATAGGACAATACCCTTCTACTAATTTTTTTTCATCATTCCATCCCGAAGTTTTTCTACCAAAAGTTTTAGCTTTACCTGGGTTATAAACAAAATGCCAATTTTCTCCTTTAATATTTAAACCTGCCCAATACCAACCATAATCTATCCCAAACCATTTCATCCAACATTGGACTTTCTTTTTCATTTTATTAGTATTACCTGTAAGATCTATTGCTACCCCTAAACCATGATTAGAAGTTCCAGGACAAGCTGCAGCATACCCTGATCCTGTTAAAAATCGAGCTTTGCCTGGGCCTTGTTGTCCTGTTTTAATCCATTTGCTTTGATCTACAACATTATATTGACCATTGTAGTCTCTATATGCCGAGATTGGAGAAGCAAAACTTGGCTTTAAACCTACTTTTTGCATAGCTTTAACAGCTTCAATAAAAGCATCAGCTGCATCTTTTTGTAATTTATATGTTGCAAAATGGTTACCAATTCCAGTTAAATATTTTAATTCTGATTCAGGTAGGTTTCCATTAGTTCCCGTATACTGGTCTGGTGGGAGAGGGAATGTTCTGTTTCTTTTATCAGTATAAGACTCTAAAATATTAACATCAAAATTTTTAAGTTTTTTTACATAAGTAGATTCTGAGGTTGATGGAGAAACAATCCCAAATCCTGATTTACTAATAATTTTACCTGTATTAATAGCCATAGTTTATTTAGTTAAAACAGATTTACTAGTTGCTAAAGTAGCTAAACTAGTTTTCCATTGGTTACTACTAATTTTATGGTTAACTCCTGTAACTATAAAATCTAATGTTTCTTCATAATTTGTAGGAAGAAAATCAGTATTTACTTTTAACCTATTATATATTTTAAACCCACTCATTCCTTCCATATCTATAGATAAGTTAAAAGGAATAAAACCTATTGAGGATTCAACAATTCCTTTATCTTCAGGATCTTCACTTAATGTAACTTCGGCTTGGGCATATTTATAAAATTCTTTAACAATTTTTGAATTATTTTTTATAAATTCATCGTTAAAAGTTAAAAAAGTAAAATCTCCTTTTTTGCTTTCTGTAAATCCTTGGGATTGAAGTCCTAATAAAGAATTAGTAGCATAATTATCAATTACAGATTTATTTTCTGCTTTTAACTGTTCTATAGGAGATAAATCTGAAGAATCAGAAGAATCAGGAGATGTTAAATTATTTTTAAATCTATCTGTTATGCCTAAATTCCATTTGGAAAATGCTGTAGCCTCAGTTCCTGGTACTGATCCTTTTGATGTTGCCCCTATAGTAATCATAGTGGCATATTCTTTACTAATTTTAGTAGTAAATCCTACATTAGTAACAAAACTAGCTTTATTGCCACTATAGCCAAAGACTTCTAGGGGAACTTGTTGGTCTACTGCTGCAAATTTGTCAGGAAATATGTTTTTTGCATTTGGTATCGGGGTTTGATCTCTAATTACTAATTTTTGTTTATCATTTACAGTAACTTCTAAATTATTTACTCCTCCTAAACATTCGCTAATACTATCACATATAGATTGTATAAAATCAAATAAACTTACCATTTCTCTTTTATCAGCTAATTTTGTAAGTAATTCTTCAATCATATAAAAATTTATATAAACATTCATTAAATTTCCATAAGTACCTTCTTTATTACTTTTAATAAAACTTCTTAAACCTCGATACAGAGTTCCAGTTTCGTTTTCACTTATATAAATATTATCGTTTCTAATTATAACTTTTCTAGGGTCTAAGCTGTATTGAGAATCTATGGCATAGCAAATGTTTTCCATTTCATCCGTATCAATCCCTACCATAGGAGGTTTTCCTTCTGTATCAATACAGGTAATATTTACATCTCTTAAATAAGATAATAATTTTCCAAATTGAATATAAAAACTTTTATCTACATTTGTAATATTTAATCTAACGAAATCTGTCTGAGCCGTGCCTAATCTTTCTCCTTTATTACTGTAAGGAAAATAATGTTCGCCCCCATCAGTTGTTTTTCCTTTTTTATATATAGGATAACCTACTTCTTTATTCCATTTTTCAACTAATTCATTATCGTTTTCTTGACACGGGTTCATAGTATTTCCTACAACTAAATCACCTTCTCCATCTTGAAAATTATTTTTTATTGATGGTCTTGTTTCTAATGTAGGAAAAGTTACTAAATCTTTATCTGCGTAATAGTCTATAACACCATCTTTAGCTTCTTCTGAGGAATCAGTATCAGGTTCATAAAAACTTTTAATTTTATAAAAATATTTAAAGAAATTTCCTCTTAAACTTTTTTCTTCTGCAATTCGAGTAAACTCTAATAATTCTTTTTTTCCAGCTTCTTTTTCTTGTTCTTCTGCTTCTGCTGCTTCTGCTGCTTCTTTAAAAGCAGGATCATCCTCACCACCAGCTAGATCATATCTTTTCATTTCACCATAAATAAAACTTTTAAAAAAATTAAAATCATCTACCCCACATTCGGATAATATAGATTTTTGAAGTGGGGTTAGTTTAAATGTTTGACCTCCACCTTCAACAATATCATTTGTATCCTCTAATGAGTTTGGTCTATTAGCTGTTGCCAAATTTACAAACCCTAAAGGTACACGATTTATTAAATCTAAATCTGGGTTATTACTACCCTCATACCCACTTAAAACTAATTGTCCTGAGAGTCTTTTAGGGTCATATCCATTATCATTTGTTTCATTTGTAACTAACGCATCTGCTCCATTTATGGATGATGTAGCTACTGAACCTGATATTTCTCCTGTATCTGTTATGTATTTCCAATTATAAGGGATATTTTTTTCAGGAATTTTTTCTCGACTATGGTGTTTTACTTGTTGGTTATTATCTATTATAAGATGTAAATACCTCTTTTTTTCTTGGAGAATTTGAAAATAATTCTGTAGTGCTACTATGTAATATGTACCAATTATTTCCCAGATTCTACTTTGAAAATTAGTACCCTCTTTAACTTTACCAAAAAATTTATCAATATTTTTTTGTTTTTTATTAACTAAATCTTTATTTTCTTCTGTTAGATCAAGAGGATTTTCTTGGAATTGATAATTAAAACCTATAGTAGGTCTAGGTGGTAAAACTTCACCTTTTGTACGAAATTTATCATTGTATATTCTATTAACTATATCAATATTTCCTTTTTTTAAATCGAGTTGAACAGAATTATAAAAGGTTTGCAAAGCATCTTCTAACCCAGGGTATAAAATAGCATAAAATTGGTTTAGACTAGCTTCATTTTTTATAAATTGAGTAGATTGTAATTTTATTTTGCTTAATTTTTCATTAGCGCCTTCCCCAGTACTTACACTAATACCTAAAGACTCTACTATATCTCCTAAACTTATTATTTCAATTTTACAATTATAGGAGCCATCAGTTTCAAAAGTCCAAGAAAAATTAGATACAGTACCAAACATAGCATCATAATTTCCTCTTGTTTTTTCCCTATGCTCTTCTATAAGTGGGATAAATTTAGTATAATCAGAATTATTAAATTTATCATTAAAAAAATGAGTATCTATTAAAGATGCCGGTTGGTTTACTAAGCTTGGGATAGATAAGTTGTCATTCCAATACTTACTATGGCCCCATTCTAATAAGACAGTATAACCTAACCTCATATAAAGACAATCTATAATTTCTAATTGGTTTCTATTAAATACTTTAATAGTAAGAGTAGCTTTTTTAATAGAACCTCTATTTAAATCCTTAATATCTACATCAATAAGACCTGGCATAGGGGAATATCCAAAATCTGTACCATCTACACCATAAGCTACACGGCCCCCTTTTCCTACTCCTTGATATTGGTTTTGGGAATATTTTTTATTTCCCTCTTTATCGGTACTTTCACTATAAGAAGTTATAGAATTAAACAAAACATATTCCATAGCTAACTGCTTTCCTGTAGAAATACTGTTTAGCATTTGGTTGTTTTTTGCTGTAAGTAAAGCTAATCTTTGATCATTAATTTCTACTCCAGAGGCTAATTTAACCCACCCATTATTAGAATTTAAATAAGCTATTTCTTCAGAAGTTCTATTAGATTTTTTACCGTAAATTTGTTGCCTAGCATCTATTTGGCTATTTACATATGGTTCAAATGGTTCGCCTATTAAATTCCCCATAACTTTTTATTTTAGTATCCACTCCCACCTGTGTTTGATGAAACATTAGTTTGAGTATTGATATTTTGATATTGTATTTCTGTTGGTGTTGGGTTAGCAGGAATTCTAATTTGTGATCCTACTGGGGGTGTCAATGACCCTTTGCTTAAATTTCCGTTAGCATTAGCTATAACCCACCATAATGAAGAATCTTGATAAAATTGAGAAGCTAAAGTATCATACCTATCTCCTATAGTAGTAAAAACATATACATCATCTTCTGATCTTGGTATTTCGGGATAACGTACAGTTTGGTACATTTGTTTACCTCTGGGTGATTTTATTTTTGGTATGTTTAAATATCTATTCATTTTTGTTTCGAATATAAATTATCTAATGTAGTAAATTGTTTATCTTTTGGGCCTCCTCCTTTATCATCTCTAGCATTTGCTAAGCTTACAGGTACATAATTGTTATTATACCCATTAGTTAATTCAATATAACGCTGAGGTCCGTAAGTAGCAACCTCATTTCCATCTTTTCCAAAAGTAAGTTCTTGTTTTTCTGGTCTAAATCTGTGGATTGGGGTAAACTTCATATCAACATTTACTATGTGAGGCATTTCTTTAACTGTTGAGTCACTACCACCTTCAGTATTTATTCCTATTTCCCAAGGTGATTCTTGAGGAACACCTAAACCTAAACTACCTATAAAACCAGGTAATTCATAACACCAACCTCCTAAAGTAAGTTGTATTAAAGGACCTCCCATGTAACCATAATCACTATATGTAGGAGCTAAATTAGAAGCTAGAAAGTTTAATTTTTTATATTGAGCCATTAATTCAGGTTTAGACTGAGCTGCTACTGTAAATCCTATACTAATATCTCTACTAAATCCTCCATATTTATAAAATTCTTCTCCTCGACCCATAAAAGATTGACCTGTCCATTTTGCACCGTAATTGTCTGAAAAGCTATTTATAAAAGCTCTAAAATGTATAAACTGTTTTTTATTAGGATTATTTTTATTAAGAGCTGCTATTCTAAATTTTACTAAATCGTTCTTTTTAATACCATCCTTTTCTCTTACCTTTTCACTTTCATATATAGGTTGAAAATTAATTTCATCTACTACTGAAACCTTAGAACTTATTATTTTACCTTTAACATAATTTTTTCTGTCTCCACTTTGACCAGGTGATGTCATATGAACCCTTGAACCTTTTGTTCCTTCTATAGTTTTACCATCAGCAGGAACATAAGAAGGAGCTATACCCATTATATATTTAGAATTTGGGTTATCTATAATTTTTGTTCTAAAATCTTGTTGAAATGAACCTGGGTTAATTGTATTAGTTAACCTTTCATTTCCTATTTGCTCCTGAGTGTAAACAACAGTACCATTATCATATATTCTACTAGATTTATTTTGAGCAAAATTGTTTAAAGATTGAAGTAAAGGATATACTGTAGTATCTTTTATTACAAAAGAACCTGATTGGTTAGCATTTATATAACTTCCTAAAGGGGAAGCAAACTCTTCTAATGAACCTGTTAATTGGCCCGAAGAACTAGCTTTATTAAATTTAGAAGATACTGTACTTGAATTTTCAAGATATACTTTGTTTACATCTATGTCATTAGATTTTCCTTTAAAAACTGAATAGCCTTTTTCAAAAAACTCACTATTTTTAAGTTTTGGATTATTTAAACCTGTTCTTTCTTCAATAGAAAATATTGGAATATCTGTTTTTCCTATTCCTAATATAGATCCAGGACCACCACCATAAGATAAAAGATCATTATTTACTGGTGAAATATTATTATACCCACTAGTAGTTGTAATTGGTTGGTCTTTAATTTTAGTATTATGTAATTCAACTAATCTATTAGTAAATCCATTAATTCCTCCTTTAACTTTCTCTTTAACATCTTTATCTGTATATGTTCTTAATGATCCAGGACTTCCAGGAATTGGATTTAATCCTTGTTTGTTAAGATGAACACCTGCAATATTAGTTATAGATTGAGCTAAAGTGCTTAAAGGAGTATAGACACCTTCATTTGGTTTTAAATTAGCTTGAGTTTCTACTCCTGTTTGAGATAATAAATTTTGTTTAGCTATAAATAAAAGTCCACTTGGAGATTTTAAATCAAAAAAATATTTAGCTAATCTAGCAGCATCTGTTACAGCCGATGTAGCCGCAGCTGTTCCTCCTCTTAATAAAAAGTCTTTATTAGCCGCAGTAAGGCCCGCATTGGTGGGTTTAGCATTCTCTATATCTTTTTGGATATAAGGTTGTCCGCTATACCCCTCATCAACCCTATCTTTACTATATTTTAAAGATGTTAAATCGCTTTTAAGATAACGTAGTGTAGACTGTGTAGACATTTATTAAATTCTTCCCACTCCTTCATCAGGTGCACTGTTTTTATAAGTACCTTGAGCAAAAGTATTATTAATAGAAGGTGTTTGACCATCTCTATTAGGTGCTAAAGGTGTAATTCCCTCTAAGTCTAATTCAGAAGGTGCTGGTTTTCCTAATATTTCAGGATTACCATTTATTGAGTAGTCAAAATGTAGTTTTGATAAAGATTTATCTCCTATAATAGCATCTCTTTCGCGTTGTAAATCCGCAGAGTTACCTCCTTGACCAGCTCCAAAAGTAGATCCATTTTGTAAAAATTTTTCTTGTATTCCCATGATTGTTTGTTTTATTATAAATATTTAAGTTATTGAACTTTACGTTCAGATTGGTTGATTTCTTCTCCTACTTTATTTCCGTTCATTTCTATTACTGGGGATTTGGCTAGGATTTGTCTGTTTATGTTTATTAAAGTTCTTACTTCTGCTATTAAAGCTGCACTTCCTCCTCCTGCTCCTCCACCTTTTTCACCTTTTTTATTCATTGCATTAGCTGCTCCAGGTGCTGCTATTAAATCATCATTTGGAGATAATTCAAATAATCCTCCTTCTTTTGTAGATACTTGTGTTTTACCATCAGCTGGGGACATCATATCACCAGCTTTACTATAATATTGATATCCTAATGCTGTTGCTGCTATGGCTGCGGCTATACCTAAAGCAGGACCAACAACTGGAAGACCTCCAAGAGCATTAAAAGCTTTCATAGCCATTTCTGAAATTAGCCCAAATAACCCTTTTCTCTGTTCATTTTTCTTTCTTTTTTCCATTAATAATGCTATAGCATCATATCCTTGTTTTATTTTTTGAATTGCTATTATAGAACCATAACCTATAGCTATAGAACCTACTATGGCTTGCATTAAACTTAACTGTTCATTAGCTCCTGTAAATATTCCTATTAAACCTGAAACTGAATCTGTAATATATGTAATCATATCTGCTACAGCAGTAATAGCTGGTACCATAATATCTGCTATAGGTTGAACTATTGCTAAAATAGGTTCTGCTAAAGCAACAAATAATTCTTGAACTTTCATCATAGTTCCTTCAAGTTTTTCTGCTGCTGAAACTGATTCTAGTTGAGCTGCTAAATTATCATTTCCTATTTCAGCTGCTGCTGCTTCTTTAGATAAACCATCAGCTCGCAATTTATTATATTCCTTTTGAGCATCACTCATACTATCAAATCCCGCACTTCTTACAGCTTCTAATTTTTCTTGCTCTTTAATCATCCCTGCTAACTGGTCTCTGTTCATTCCTAAAGCTTTAGCTGCTGCCTCTTGTTGAATGACATTATCAGTAGCAAAAGCATTCATAATAGCCTCATTTCCCATTACCTCTTCAGCTACTTTACCCATGTCTCCTCTTAATGCTGCTTCTCTTGCTTTTTCTAAATTAATTTGTTTACCTAGTAATAATTCTGCCTCAAGTTCTGCTTGAATTGAACTTTCAAAATCTAATAAACTAGAAGCTATACCTTCAACTTGTGCCATATTAGAACCTAAGGCCTTAACTGACATTACTTGTTTAGTAAGTTCTTCAGTACTGCCTTTAAAAGTCATGAATACAGCATTAGATGTTTTAGATATAGCCTCTTGAACTTGTTTTACACTCATTTGGAGACCTTTTTCTTTATTCATCTCCATAACTGTAAGTGTTTGTGTTTTTAATATATCTTTAACACCTTTTCCAGTTTTCATAGCTTCTAAGGCAAATGTCCCTTGAGCTTCTTCTGATAGACCTGTTCTTTTAGCTATGGAAGTCATATCTTCTGCTAATTTTCCAGTAAATTTTGTTGATTGACCAAAGAATTTATTTAAAGTTCCTTGGGTTTCCATTAAGGCTTTAGAAGAAACTACTACATCATTACTGCTTCTAGCAATTTCATTCATTTCACCCCTTATAGCAAGAGCATTTTGATATGATATACCATTGTTTTTAGCAAATTCACCTGATGCTTTATCTACTTCTAAAACTGATTTGACTAGTAATCCAAAACCCATTTGCATAAGATTAGCAAATGACGCTGCTTCTTTTAAATTACCTAATACACCTTTTAAAGTATCTTTAAATACATTTGATTCACCCTTAGTTTCTATAAATTTCTTTTTAGCCTTGTCTATAGCATCTGCTATTCCTAATGATGGAATTCCTGCTTTTTGTAAAGCTTTATCTAATCCTGCAGCGGCTCGACCTGCAAAACCTATTTTTTTAGCAAAATCATCTTCTAATTGAATTCTCTCTTCTAATTTATCATTTAACTCTTTTATAATATTATCTTCATCTCTTAAAAGTCCCAGTGCAGCTACAGCTGCATCTGCGTCTTTACTTCTACCATCTTCTCTTAATTTATTGATTTTCTCTTGAGCAGTTTTAGTTAAGTCTCCATTTTTTTTCAGACCCTTACCTAGTTTTAAATCTGAGATTAAACCTTTAGCAGCTTCTGAAGCTCTTTCTTTCTCAGCTTTTATCTTTTCCTGCATAGATAAAAGTTGCTTTTTATTAAAAGATGAAATATTTGACTCTTCATTAGCTAATTTATTAGCTTGAGCAGTCATACCCTTTAAACCTTTAACCATTTGGTTTTGATTAGAGTATTGTTTAGTAAGTTCTCCTGTAATATTCTTTAGCTGTTCAGCCATGTCATTAAAGCTTCTATTAGCTTTTCTGACTTCTTCATTTATGTCTTTTTGGAGTCTTTTAAAATCCTCTTCGGCATTTACTCCTTCTTTAATTCCTTCAGCTATTCTTTTATAATAAGCTGCTCTTTTTTCATTTAATCCAACAGACTCTTCTAAAAGGTCATTAATTTTTTTTATTTCATCAGCATTTTTAGACATAAAGAGTGTTTATTATAAATATTGGAAAATACTATTTTTTAGCCCTTTGTGTAGTATAGCTCGATTTTTTAGATTGATCTTGAAATGCTTTTTTCATATGTTCTGGAAGAGGATCTCCCATGTTAGCAGAAGTAGAATTATCACCTGTTTGGGCATTATCCATAGCCTTTTTTTCTTCTTGCCTAAATTTAACTATTTTATTTACAGTAAACCGTCTTAACCAGATAGGCATATTGTATACTGTATAGTAATCATATCCTCCACCACTGTGGAAAACTAAATCATGTAATGTAGTAAATAAATTTACTCTATATTCCTGAGTCAGGCCAAAGAAACCCGGCTGTCATAGGGACGACAGCATCCTCCTCTACACCATTTTCACCCATATAATCAAATTTCATTTGAATATCAGGTTGAGTTTCTCTAATATGTTCTCTAAGTGCCCTAGAATCTCTAGCTAACATATAATTGTCTACGAAATCTCTAATTATTTTATTTTCTGATTCTCCGTTAACTGATAAAATCATGTGTTTTAACCTAGTTGATAATTCAGGAGATGCTTGTTTATCTAATTTTTTAAGGCCTTTAACTTCAGCATCTATTTTCTTCTCATCTCTATTAGTTAAGATTTTATAAGTAATAGCAGTATTTGTATGAGGTAAGGTATAAGCAAATTCATTTTTTCCTTCTACCATATCACCTTCTTCTAAAAATTTAGTTTCTAAAATTGTTAAATCTATTGAAACATTTTCTCCCTTGTACATAAAATCATAATCTTTACCATATCCTAAAATACGTGCAGCTACTAATATAGCATTTCTATCTCCTACAATCATTTCATCGTAGTTTACTTTAGACATGATTAAAGATTTAAGTAATTTATCTACTACGTTTCCTTGTTTAATATAGTTTTGATTTGTTAGTATATCTTCTTCTTTAGCAGTCATGTATTTCATTTCTACTTTACCTTCAGATAAAGGATTGTCTTTAGGATATATTAAACCTTTTGATGGTAATTCTACTTCTTCAGTAGGGAATTTAAATTCGCTCATAATCTTTTATTTGTTATAACTTAATTTATTATAAATATCAATATAAAAAAGGAGCTTGACATAGCCAAGCTCCCTTTAATAAAATATTTAAGTTTTTTTAGAAATTTAATACTGCGTAGTCTATTGATACTTCAATTGATAAATTGATTGCTGAATCTACTGTATCCCAGTTATATTCACCAAAGTTAGTATTAGTAATAAATGCACCTTTTAATATCCATTCTGAAACAATATCACCTACAGGTCCTAATACATTAATAGTTAAATCTTTTTTATAAAAATCAGAATAACCATCTCTACCTGTTACTGATTCGTGATGTAATCTTACCCATTCCATAGTTGCTTGTGCGCCTGAAGGAGTAATTGGATCAAATAACGTCATTGTAACATTTTGCCATGTTGATTTTCCTTTAACTTTTCTTTCAACATTAATGTGATTTAAAGTTACTACACCTTGTTGTAATGTTACAGCACTAACTTGCTTAATTAAGTAGCTAGGTATTCCATCCATATATAGGATAAACCTATTAGCTTGTTTGGGTTCAAACGCTGTATAAAATATTTCATTGGGATTTATTACTGCCATTTTTTATCGTTTATTTCTTATTATAAATATCTAATTCTTTAATTTTTATGCTGGGAAAGTAGCTCCAGTTGGTAATATGTTGAAATCTAGGTATATAAATTCAGCTGTTTTAGTTGGCTGTAAATATATTTGTCCAATTAATTGATTTCTATCTATTACATCTGGTGTATTATTACTTTCATCCATTACAACTTTAAAAGCATATAATCCTTGTCTTTGTTGAACACTTTCTAAATATGGGTTAACTTGTGTTAAAAAATTATTTCTAGTAGCTATTGTATTAGCTTCAAATACTAAATTATCTGCTATTTGAGAAATGTAATTCTTAAGAGCGATTAATAATCTTCTAACATTTACTCTATCTAAAGCACTAGCTTTTTTCTGCATAGTTTTTTGTCCAAATACTACTACTCCTGTGTTAGGGAATGTAGCTATCGGATTAACATTGTCTTGGTATAAATCATCTCTATTACCATTTGTTAATTTTCTTTCAGCTCTAACAACAGTTCCTAAACCACCTCTGTTTAATCCAGCAGGTGCAAACCATGCTTCTCCTGCTCTATCATTAAATGCATATACACCTGGCATCATTGTTGAAGCTGGTACCCAAACTAATGATCCTAAATCTGGATCAATTGTTTGTAACCAAGGCCAGTATGAAGCTGCATATGAAGTATCTCTTCCAGCTGCTTGTTCAATTACTGAGTTAATTCCTATTCCATATCTTACACCATCAATTACTGCTATATTATCACCTCTAAAAGTAGCATTGTTAATCATTGTACTAATAGGTCCAGCATAATCTTTATCGTATAAACCTGGTGCTGTAATTAGATTATATCTAAAAGCATCTCTATTAGCTAATAGTTGTAATGAAACTGAATAGTTATCTGCTACTAACCCTTGAGTATTAGATGAGTTAATATTTTCATAAAAATTAGCTACTTTAGGATCAAATGCTGTGCCTGTAGCTCCTGAAAATTCACCTTGTCCTGCTTGAGGAATAGATGCAGTATAAGCTGCTTTAGCAGATCCATCATTATCAAAATAGTTTAATGTTTTAGCTGCTACTGATTTAACTCTTACAAAATTACTTTTTGTGTTAAATGAACCTTGATCAGCAATATAATATTCATTACTAGAAGGATCTTGAGTAACTACTTGTTTTGAATTACCAATTATTTTTTCTATATAATTATTTGAATTTGGATCTAATGATAATCCTGTCCAAGTTTCTAATATAGTTCTAGAAGTAGATGTATCATTACCTCTTCTAATTAATAAGTTAAATGTACCAGAAGCTGAGTTTGGTGAAACTATTTCCCATCTTAAATTGTCTTTAGTACCATTTATTAATGTTCCATTTGAACCTGTAGCTCCTGCACTGTTCATAATAGAACCTTCACTTAATGTTTCTAATTCGAAAGCTGATTGATTTACTATGTTATCAGCTACTAAAGTAAGGGTTAAATCTGTACCATCTGAATCTGTTGCTCCTAAAGATTGTGAAGTAAATATAATTTGATCTCCTATATCAAATGTTCCTACTGCAGCATCTAAAACAATTGAAGATATACTTTCTGAATTAGCTAATACAAATGAAGCTGTAACATTTACATTATCTGCCTTAACGGCACTTACACTACCACCCGCACTTCCAGTTGCATTAAATACACTTTTAGTAACACCACTTAAAGTTCCTAATACTCCACTTTCTACATTATTAGGAATTGCTGTACTAATTGCGGAAGTATAAGAACCTGATACTATCCTAGTTACTAATAGTGAATCTCCTCCTTGTTGAAAATAATTATATGCTGAGATTGAAGTAAAGTAAGTGTATTCTGCACTACCACTTTCTATTACAGCACCAAATCTATTTTGATAATCTGAATAAGAAGAAACTACTGTTGGTATTCCTACTGGTCCTTTAACTGTAGGTCCTAATATAGCTGCTCCTGCTTGTACTGGTTGTCCTGAGATAAATGATGAATCTGTTTCTCTTGCTAATACACCAGGGGATAATAATACTTCTGCCATTTTATAATGAATTAATTTTGTTTATAAATATTACAAAAGTTATTAAAAACGCAATTATTTTTAAACTGCTTTAGATTCTTCGTTAACTTCTGTTATTTTTCCAGTTTGCAAATCTATATTAACCTCTCCATATTTTTCTTTTATAGTAGATAAATGGTTAGTATAAACTTCTTCTGTTTCTTTTATTTTTGACTTAATTTCCCATTTTTGCTCTTCTAGAGTTAAAATTTGAAATTCCGTGTTTCCTAATTGAGCTAAATTTTCTAAATTAGAACTTCTACAATCCATAAAAACTTTAAGTTCTTCTTGAGTAATTGATTTTTCTTTTGTAACTGTTTCTTTTGTAACTGTTTTTGTCATGATTATAAATATTAATTATTTGTTTTAAAATGTTAATATAAGAGAAAAAAATAAATAATCCAAATTATTTTGAATGTTTTGATTTAAGTTCGTCAATTTGTTTTTGTTGTTCTCTTATAGCTTCAATTAATAAGGGAACTATTTTTTCATACCTTACTGCTTTATAACCGTTTTCTCTTGTTGTTACTACTTCAGGTAATATTTCTTCTATTTCTTGTGCTATTACTCCTACATCATGACCTTCAAACGAATGAACTTCTTTTTTCATCTTTTCATCTGTGGCTTTCCAGTCAAATTCAACACCTCTAATTTTATCTATTTTATCTAAGGCATTAGGAATAGGTTTAATATATTTTTTTAATCTAATATCAGAAGTAGAAAATGCTACTATATCGTTTGAAGCATCTATTCTACCATTTGTAGTGGAATTATTTATAGAACCAATAGCGAGTGATCCATTAGATACTCTTAAATCATTGTTAGTACCCCCAGGTCCACCTCCAATTGAAATTGTCCCTGCTGGGGCTGTTAAATATAATAAGCTAGAGTATACAAATAAAGAATAGCTTGTAGTACCAATATTAATACCACCACTAAATACTGGTGAATTTGAAAATGTTTTAACTCCTGCAATTGATTGTACTCCTGATGTTTGAACTAAAGAATTTAAATTAGAAGCTCCTGTTCCTCCTTTGGATACTGCTAAAGTACCTGAAAGGTCACCTAAACTTAAATCATTATTAAATTCACTTAAATCTAAACTAGAAAGAGATGTAACTCCAGTTCCTCCATTTCCTTCAGGTAAAGTGCCTGTTACATTCGAAGTTAAACTAACAGATATCGATTCTAATGACCATGTACTAGCATTACCTGCTACTCCTTCACTAGCATAATTAAATCTTAAAAATTTACCATTATCAGAAGAACCACCTGTAAGACTAGTAGCTGAAGATTGGGCAGAAGTTTGACCTCCTCTTACAATAATAGAATTAGTATTAACCGAAACTAAACTATCTAATTTTATTTTATCTGAAGATGACATACTACCTGCTGCAGATGTTGTTGCTGCACTAATACTAATTGCAGGTGCTGTGCCTCCTGAGGATACTATAGGTGTAGTTCCTGTTACACCTGTTACTGTACCTCCTCCACCACCTGAAAATGATGCTGTTAGCTTAATATTGTTATTTGAATCTAGGGTTAATACTTTAGTCCCTGTATTATCTTCTGTAAGACTTGTTAATTTTAATGTAGTAAGTTCTCCAGAACCCCCATTAAGTAAGATTTTTTTCCAGTTTGGCATAATTTTTTAGTTTGCGGTTAGGTACTTTTATTAAAGTCTACTCCTCGATTAAGAGGCCAACAAATTAATTTATTATAAATATGTTATTTCCTTTTTCCTGGTGGTGTAGAAGGCTTTTCTATTTTAGCTTCCCCCATTTGGATGAAATTTTTAGTTTTATCTTGTAGGTCTACTAACATTCTAGCATCCCCTCCACTTACTTGAATCATCATTAAAGCAGAGTAAATATATTTTAATTCTTCTATTGTGTATTGCTCTCCTTGAAATTGTAACATATATTATTATTTTTCTAGTTTTTCTAAAGAAAAATATTGATCCTGTAATTTTAAAATTAAATTATACATGGTTTCAATGTCTTCACCTTTAAATGAAGTTTCTTTAACTAGATTTAATATAATACTAAGTTCTTGTTTGTCCAAACTATTTTTTGGAAATTCTATTTTTGTTTGGTTAGATGTTTTTTCTTTTAATGGTTTTGTATTTACAAAATCTCTTAATCCCATAACTTTATATTTTAAAAAGGACTGTAGTTTTTTTATCCAGTCCTTATATTTGTTTTTATTAATACTATTTATTTAAACGTAAATGAAAGCTTTATTTAATGACCTATTTACCCATACATGACCAATACCATTTCCTCCACCATATTGTGGTCTATCTGGAAATTCGCCTGTATTTGTAGGATCGGATGTATCAGATTTTACTACTTGCATTGTAAACGCAGAAGCTCCAATTCCTCCTTCTAAATTTGATACTGTACCTTTTGATGGAAAACCCCATTGCCCTGAATATGTACCGGTTTGGGGAGATAATGATTTATTTGAAATATCTATTGTAAAAGCAACGTTATCACTTCCTGCACTATTTTGGGCTACAATAAACCCACCATCAGAAGCTGCTGCTGGATCTGTGTCATTTAATAAAAAAGTATCATCTTTAATTCTTAAAGTACTTGCATCTATAAATGAAGCTGTACCTTCAACTCTTAAATTTCCTGGAAATTTTACTTCTGATGTAGCATCTGCTATAGTTAATTCATTAGCACCAACACCGTTAAATAATGTTATATTACCCGAACCAACTGTAATACCTTCTAACTTACTAACATCTAATCTTGTACCTCCTAAAGATAAAATTCCACTACTATTTGCAACATTACCTATAACAAATCTGGCATCTGTACTTCCATTGCCAATAGCAGTATTTGGAATATTAGTAAAAGCTCCATTTAATTGAATAGTACCTGTATTAGTAGTAATATTTCCAAGAGCACCGTTTTTATCAACAGATTCTAATCCTACACCATAAGAAGTTGAATTACTTGATGCACTAATTGCAGTTAAAGTACCATCAACATTAGTTTTCCCTAATGGGTTATCAACAACAAAATCATAAAGGCCATCTCCTGTAACTAGTGCAGGTTCACCATTAGTAACTGCCGCAGTTTCCATTGTAAGTTGAACAGCACCACCACCTGGTAGGGTAATTGAAAGAGTTGAACTATTAGCTGTGTTAATAGTATCAATACTTGCTGCTGCATCATCTGCCCACAATAAAGCTTTAGGAGTAGTATCAGAAACTGATAAGATTTGTTGACTAGTTCCAATAGGAACTCTTTCTAGTCTTCCATTATTATCACCCCCTAGTAAATCACCATCTGTTGGAGTAGCTCCATCTAAGTTAAATCCTCCAGAAGCAACGGCTAATTTTGTGTCTATAGTAACACTGGAAAACTTACCAGCACTACCGGACATCATTATTTCTCTATAAACTGCCATATTCTTTAATTTTAATTAGTTAATAATTATGTAGTTTTAAACGTACATATACACTGCATCCGCTTGATTAGAAACACTATTATCTATAGCAATGTTTCCATATCCTTGAGATCCTCCATATACTGGATCTGATTGTCCTGGAGTATTACCTGAGTAATTTCCACGTTGTATAATTGTAGCATAATGATCTATTGAAGGAGTTGAACCATCTGTTTGGGCTGCTTTAAATCCCCATCTACCACCATTAGTATTATCATATCCAAAAAATTCACCTTGACCTGAAGTGCCTTGTTGTACTATAAACCCACCAGCAGCTGCTGCTTGTGATCCAGAGTTTAATAAAATTATTTTATCTTCTACTTGTAATGTTTCTGCGTCTGTAAACGAAGCAGTACCTTCAACTCTAAAGTTACCTGGGATAACTACAGTTGATGTATCATCTCCAACGGTTAATGTGAATGCCCCTACACCATTTGCTAAACTTCTATTACCTGAAGCAAATCCAATTCCTGTTAAACCATTAAGAGTAAGAAATGAATCTCCTAATGCTTTTGTATCACTACCAATTGTAATTTGACCTAAACTAGATAATTGAGAATTTGTAATACTACCTAAAGTACCTGTTAGTGCTATAGTTCCTGTGCTTGAAATAGTACCACCTGAAAGAGAAAGACCATTTTTAGATGTAGTACCTGCTGTAATTGAAGTTATTGTACCAGCATTATTACTAAAATTTAAAGAATAATAATCATATGCCTGATCTCCTGTAATTAAGTTAGCATTGCCGTTACCAACACCACTAGCTGTAACAGCTGTTAGTGTTTTTGAAGTTGTACCAGTAATTAATAAAGTTGAGGAATTTGTAGATGTTAAAGCTGTTACTCCACCTTGATCATCAGTTCCCCAATGAGGAAAACCATCACCATCTACTTTTAGAACTTGTCCTGTTGCTCCAATATTTAATTTTGTAAATTCATTATTAGTTGCTGCTGAGGATGAATAATATAAAATGTCTCCATCTGCGTATGTGGTTTGACCTGAACCCCCACTTGCAAGACCAAGTGCTGAGTCAATTGTTACTGTAGAGAAAGCTGCAGCACTACCTGATAACAATACTTTTTTCCATGTTGCCATAATTGTAAAATTTTAATTTATTTTTATTTTAAAAAAGTGTTGTATTATCAGTTTTAAAATACAACATTATTTATTAGTTTAATATCTATAATAAATATGTGAAAAGATATAAAATGTTATAAAAAATATTATTTCTTTTTATCTTTTAGTTGAGGAGGGCCAGCAGATATTTCAGCTGTAGTTTCTTCTTCTACTTTTAATATTTCATTCTCTACTTTTACTTGTAAATTCGCTACAAATTGAGCATTTGATCCTTTTATGTCTATTACATTTAAAGATGATCTTAAAACTTGTAATTCTTGTAATTCAAACATTGATTTTAATTTTGTAAATTATTATAAATTATAACATAAATATTGTTTTTCTAAAATCCAAATTATTTTTAAAAAAAGATAAAAAAAGGGTTAACTAATTAAAGCTAACCCTTGTAATTATTGTATTTTGATATTATGCATATATCCAAATATCATTACCTGTGGCATCATTTGTAGTATAAATGTTACCTGTTTTACTATAATCAGTACCTGCAAGAGTTGCAATTGCTGATGGAGTATTTGCAGTGCCTGGAGCTATTACAGCAGCCATAAAAGCATCTGGAGAAATTGATGTTGAATTAAATGGTACATCTTTTGCAACAACCCATCTATTATTAACATTAGTTTCTGCACCTGATGAATCTTTATAAGCGAAAGCATGGCCTTGACCTCCATTAGCAGTTGAATCTTCAATTACAATACCACCATCTTGGCCTGCATTAGATCCTGAACCTAATCCAATGAATTGATCCTTAACTAATAGGTTTTCTGAACTTTCAAATGAAGCTGTACCTTTTACTCTTAAATCACCTTCAACAGTAACTGTATCAGTTAAAGCATTTCCTAAAGTTACATTACCTGTAACACTTAAAACATCCATTCCTACTGTTCCTGTAAAAGTTGGACCTGCTAAATTAGCTTTCAATGCTAAATCAGTATCTAAACCACTAACTTGAGATTGAGCAATACTATCTGCACTAGCTGCACCTACTATTGTATCAGCAGAAATTGAATTTCCTAATGAAGTTGAAGAACCAGCGATTGTAATAGCACTGCTTACTAATTTTTCATTTGCAATTGAACCACCTAACATACCGTTACTAATACCTAATGCCTTAACTCGTAAAGTATCTGTACTAACTTCAATAGATGAATCATCAACATTAACGCTTAATGCTGTACCAGCACCACCTGCTAAACCAGCACCTGCTACTGAAGTGTTTAATTGAGTTTCAGTAATTCCTGCAGCTGTTACACTAACTGTTGGGGTTGCTGTATCTGGATCAGTAACTGTGATAGCAGTTCCAGCATCAATACCTGTAATATCACCTGCATTTGCATCTGAAAATATTGCATTACCATTACCATCTATAGATAATACCTGACCTTGTGTTGCAGTTGATGCAGCTGTTAATCCATCAATTGCTGCTTGTCTAGTTGCTGCACCTGTACCACCACTACCAATTGCTAGTGTTGCAGATAATCCTGCTGCATTACCACTTGTGTTTTGGTTACCTGCTGAATTAACACCTGGTAAGTTAATATCTGCTGTACCATTAAATGATACACCACCTATGCTTCTTGCAGTTGCTAAAGCTGTTGCTGTTGCCGCATTTCCACTTGTGTCCTGATCACCTGCTGAATTAACACCTGGTAAGTTAATACTTGTTGATCCATCAAATGCTACACCACCAATGTTAACTGATGCTGCTAAAGCTGTTGCTGTTGCCGCGTTACCACCTGCATCACCTGTAATTGCACCTGTTATTGTTGCGTCTACTGTTAACCCAGCTAATTCTGCTGATGAACCGGAGACGACTACTTTTTTCCATGTTGCCATAATTTTAAATTTTAATTATTGTTTTTTTTTTGTTTTTAAAGTGTTGCACTCCGTGTACAACATTATTTTTAAATTTCTTCTATTATAAATATATAATCTATTGTATTCCTACATAAAAGTTTGAACCAGAGTAAAACATTCCTCCTTCTACTGCTGTAGGTTCATTTTCCATTTCTCCTAGCACAAAAACACCGTCATTATTGACTTTTGCTACTTCTATACTTCCACTTTTTATTAAGAATATATCACTTGAGGTTGAGCCGGTTATCTGAAAACTACCACTTAATTTAGTTAATCCAGCATCATTAAATGTAAATCTAGGACTACCTCCTAAAGCTGAACCACCGTCGTTAAATTGAATTTCTGTATCTGATCCTCCAGGAGTTGCTCCTCCTGCTACTGTTAAATCAAATGTAGTACCATCATTTTTTTCAAAGGTTAATGTGCTACCTGCTACTGAACCTGTTTTTAAAGATTCACCTATTGAGGCACTAGCAAATTTACCTACATATTGGTAAAGTGAAATTTTATAAGGTGTTGAATATGATCCTGCTCCTGGATCTTGAATAGATAAAATTCCTGTAGTATAATCAAAAATCCAATCTATATCATCTGTAGGGGGAACATTATTTCCTCCTGCATCTTTTAAAGTAGCTACATATGCAGGTCCGTATTTGTCACTTATAAAATTTCTTTGTAGTAAATTTTCATTTATTGTGACTCTATCTATACTAGTACCAGGAGTAAAACCTGACCCACTAGCGAAATAAAATGCAGAATCTGCATATCCTAATAAAGGAGCTAAAGTAAATTCTGTATATTGCTTTGCTACACCTGCTAAAACAGCTGTGCCTGGAGTTGATGATACATCTTCAGCCCATATTTCAGTAGTACTAATATTGATAGTATTAGCTCCTAATTCATTATAGAATTTTTTAGCTGTGGTAGTAAACTCTTTATTTATAAGAGTTCTAAAGGATTTATCAATTTTAGTTTGGTTACTTAGAGCCATTTATATTATATTACTTAATTTAAAAAACCAGCACCAGATTTCTCTGATGCTGATATTATTTTACTTATACTAATTAAGTTAAACTTAATTGAGTTAAATATTTATTAGCTAATTGAGCTGAGCTAAATCTTACTAATAATACAAGTTTTGCTGATGCTCCTAAAGTATTAGATCCCATAGAACAGTTACCTGATAGTTCTCCTAATGTTCCACCAACTTTAAGTCCACGTACTGCTGCTGTAGCTGTTGCTCCTGAATTATCAGGAATAGATTTGTTTCCATTTGTAGAAAGTGCTGCTACTGCAAAATCATATACTATAGTAGGAACTCCTGTACCACCTGAAAAATCTTCTGGTCTAGCTGCTATTATTTCTATATCAGCTCCACTTCCCCAAGCACCTAAATTATTTCCAAATCCAACTTGACCAAAAGTATATGTGTTTATATCTTGGTTTGCTTGTGATCCTGGGAATGCAAATTCTCTCCAGTAGTATTGATCTCCAGTTCCAAATGATGAATAAGTACCTCCAGCTGCCGTATCATCTCCACCTACTAGTCTACCATTTCTAACTTGTAGATTTCCATCTACTAATGCTGCTGATGAATTCCATCCTCCAATTGAACCATTCCAAGCTGTAAGTCTTTTACTTTCACCTAAGAAATATTCTATTAAATTTGCTGCTGGGTCAGATGTATATGAGTTTACAAAATATGTATTATTTAAAGTAATAGAATTTGATGTTACACCATTACTTCCTTTACCAGGTTTAAGAACTTTAATAGTTGCTGTAGGTGCACTTAATTCTCCTGTAGAATTTGTTGCTGGTAAATCAGCAGTAAGTGGTCTATCTATTGATAATGACATTTGAGCATCATGTGCTGGAATATCACCTGCCTGGCTACCTGTAGTTTCATTAGTAAAATAATCTGATTGATATACTACATTTTCTGTTTCTGTACCTAAATGATTTCCATAAACAGGATTAAACATATTATCAGCAGTAAATGGTATTGAGAATGTAGCTGCTTGTAAGTAATCAACTCCACTTATTTGTTTTAAAGTAGTTGCACTAGTAGTTACAGCTCCTGGTGTTACTGTTTGAGTTGGGTATTCATTTGAATCTCCAACCCACCAAAATTGTCTTTCATTAGTTATTCCTGCTCCATTATCTGCAGATATTTTAAATTTATAAGATCCTGAATCTGCTAAAGTTGTTATAATTTGTGCATTTGCTTTAGCCCAGAAATAATTAATGTTGTTATTAGTACCAAATTGTGCTAAATTAAATACTCTTATAGCACCTGTTGTAGAACTACCTCCTGCACCAATTCCTGTTAAAGCTTGAATACTTAATACAGCAGCATCACTTGCATGTGCTATACTACCTGTTACACCACCTGGTATAGATGATGTATCTAATTGTGCCTTAGTACCTGCTCTAAATCTAGTAGATGTATCAGCTGTAGATAAAGTAACACTTGGGTCTGTTATAAAAGCTATTGAATCACCTGCTACTTTTCCTACATACCATTTTGCACTTTCTAGTCCTGATGGTAAATAACCATTAGTAGTAGATTCACCTGTTAAAGAGGTTGAACCTAAAATGCCTGCTTTATTTGGAACTAATGATGCGAAAGTTACACTAATTTCATCCATTGCTTGTGCTAATGAAGTAGCACTTGTAAATGAATCAAAGAAACCATCAGCATAGCTGTTATCTACAGGTGAACCAATATTAATTGATTGACCACTTGCTTGGATTGGAATAGCTGTTGAACTCGATACTATTAAAGATCCTGTTATTTCTAAATCATTAGTAGTATTAAATTTAGAACCAGTTTGAACAAATACACCTCCTGGATCAGCTTCTAAAGCTGCTATAGAAGCAGAAACATTTGTTATATCACCTAACACTAATGTTCCTGTTACACTAGCATTTCCATCAACTGTAAGACCACTAAAACTAGCAGCACTTCCTGATACAATAATTTTTGACCATTTATCTGTATAAATCCAAGAATCATTACTTGAATCTACAAACATATTACCTTCTTGGTTATATGATGCTGGGATATCTGCAATTATAGATCCACTTATAGTAAGAGGCATGTATGCATCTGGATCATATCCTGCTGCAGTTAAAGGATCAAATGAACTTGTTACTGCCCATCTATTTTCAGTTGAATCATAGGCAAATAATTTACTTTTACCGTCTGCTGCTTGTTCTACAGCTATACCACCATCACTAGCTGCTGCAGAGCCTGATGCTAATAAAATATATTTATCTTTTACTGATAAGTTTGTTGAGTTTGTAAATGATGCTGTTCCCGCTACTTGTAAATTTCCTGATAATGTTAAATTATCACCTGTTGCATCAGTTGCTAAAGCTGCTGCTGTTGCTGCATTTGTAGCATTTGCTACTGCTCCATCTACATTTCCTCCTGCTACATAAGATGCTGTTTGAGCAGTTACTACATAAGAAGCTGTTTGAGCAGTTTCAACATAACTAGCAGTTTGAGCTAGTGTTACATAAGATGCTGTTGCTGCTGTACCATCTAAATCTCCTTGGAACGAACTTGTTATAGAATCAGCAATAATTGAACCCGTTACTTGTAAATCATTTGTTGTAGCAAAAAATGAACCTGTTTGAACAAATATACCACTTTCACCACCTGCTGATTCACTTAAAAATGTACCTACATATTGGTATCCAGATAATTGCATATCTGTATAGTTGTATGTACCTAAGGAAGAAGATTGAATTGTTAAAATACCTGTTTGGTAATTAAATAACCAATCAATATCATCTAGTGGGTAAATATCTTCTCCACTTCCATCTTTTAAGGTTACGGCATAATTTGCACCATATTTATCACTTATAAAATTTCTTTGTAAATAGTCAATGTTTATAGTTCCTCTATTTACTTCATCACCAGGTGTCCATCCTGATCCACTAGCTACATAAAAAGCTGAGGTAGTATATCCTGCTAAAGGTGATAAAACAAATTCTGTATATTGTTTTGCTACACCTGCTGAAACTGCAGTAGATGGGGTTGAAGATACATCCTGAGACCATATCTCAGATGTGTTCATGTTTATTGTATTAGCTCCAAACTCATTATAGAATTTTTTAGCCGTGGTGGTAAATTCTCTATTTATGAGGGCTCTAAATGAAAAATCGTTTTTAGTATCAATTGTTAAGGCCATTTTATTATTGTTTTAATTTATTATAAATATTATGAAGTTATAGCTAATTGCATATTAGTTAGAAAGTTATTTGTAAGATCTGGGCTTGAATATCTAACCCATAATATTACATTACCAGATGCTCCAGTTGTAGTATTAGATAAAAATGTCCAGTCTCCACTTAAAGCTTTTAAAGTACCTATTTTAGCACCATATATGTTACTTACTACGGGTCCTACAACGGCAGCTCGTGCTAAATCAAATATTTTGGATGATGTTAATCCTCCTGTAATTTCTTCTACTACTATTATTGCTGCTTCTAATCCTGCATTTCCTGAATCCCAATTTTGTAGTTGAGTAAATCCAGTTGCTGATAAATTAAAATTACCATTGGATTTACCATTACCTAAACCACTTTCAAATAGTCTAAAATAATTTTGTTGTGAAGCAAATCCAGAATAATCACCTCCACCTGCAGCATTTGCTCCTACTAATCTACCATTTTGAACTTGTAAAGCTCCATTATTTAATGGATTTGAAGATACCCAGGTGGGAGTATTTAAATTTGTGTATCTTTTAGATTCACCTAAAAATGGTTCATTTGTAGCAGTAGCGGGATCACTAACATAAGAATTAACTTTTTCTGGGGATAAAGTGTAGGAAGCGTTATATGTTCCAGTTTTTCCTGGTTTAGTTACTGCTACAGTTCCTGTTGGAGCATTTTGTCCTGAACTTAACCCAGCTGATAAAGTTGGATTAACTTCTAATTCTAATATATCTCCAAATTGAGGAGTATCAGATACTTTACTACCTGTAGTTATATTATTATCAAAAGTATAAGCAGAACTAAAAGAAAATTGATTTAAATTGTAAACAGGATTAAATAAATCACTTCCTGTAGAAGGTATATTAAATGTTGCTGTTTTTAAATATTTTACACCACTTAAATCATTATAAGTAACTGAACCTGAAGTAATAGTACCAGTTGTTACTGATGGATCAGCATAAGTACCTAAGTAAAAATATTGTTTTTCTACACTTTGACCTGCTTCTTGATCCGCTAAAAGCTGATACTTATATGAGCCTGTATCTGCCATTGTATGTGCAATAGTAGCTGCGCCTTTTACCCAAAGATTATTAAAAGTAACTAAAGATATAGTTAAAGCTCCTACAGTACCATTGCCAGTATTTAAAGCTTTTATGCTAAGTGAAGCTGGATCACCTTGTGCTGTTATACTAGCTGTTACTCCTCCTTCTAATACATTACTTGGATCAAAATTACTTTTCTTACCTGCTGGGAATGTATTTGTTGGTGAAGATAAATTTACTGCTGCTATAGTTGATAATCCATTACTTACTAATTGATTAGCTGTATAATCTACATACCAATCTGATGCGATTAATCCTCCTGCTAAATAACCTGAATATAATGTTGAAGGATTAGCCACTACTAGTTGTTGACCTGTTAAAGCTACTGCTTTAGCTGGTGCTAAATCTGCAAATGCTTCACTAATTTGATCTAATGCATTTGCTAATCTTGTATTTTCATTAAATGTTGAAAAGAATCCATCTGAGTATACATTATCAGAGCCTTCAGGTGTACCAATATTAATGGATGGACTTGAACCTGTTACTGTTAATGAACCTGATATTTGTAAAGATGAAGTTGTTTCAAATGTTCCAGATACTCCTGTAGGTGTAAATATTCCACTGCCTCCACTTCCTCCAGGTAAAGCAACATCAAATGTTGAACCATCACCTTTGGTAAAAGTCATTGTAGTACCTGCTACAGATGCAGTAGTAAGTAATGAACCTGTGTCTGATGATCCTCCTGCAGTTGGAAAATTAAAAGGTGCCCATGAAGCTGAATCTTCAAATCCTGGGTAACCTGGGGTTACAAATGCTAAAAACTTACTGGCTATATAAGCTTTATCAACATCCTGAGCATAAGCTATTTGACCTTCCTCTATTCTAGTAGGATCAACATCAAATATAGCTGATGCAGAATCTATAGTTATCCAAGCACCCCTTACAAACGTGGCTGCTGTAAATGCTCCTGTTGAACCTGCTCTTTCGTAAAAATTAGTTGCTATTGCCATTTTTTATTTTTTTTTAAGGTGTTGCTTGAGTATCAGGCATTAAATAATATCTTGTATTTGCTCCGTTTTGTGAATATAAATAAACCATTCCCCAATCACTGTTACCATCTACTGGATTTTCTGTTGTAAAATAATATACATCTCCAGGCTCTGAACCTGGTATAGCAATATCTTTTAAATAAACATAATATCTATTTGCAACTGGTGTACTTGCTGGAGGAGCACCATCAAATATATCTGCTGGTTTTCCTGCTTGAGCTGATGAGGATGGGAATATTAATAAAAATCTTTTATTATTTCCATCATCTCCAAAATTAGAATATCCTAAAGTAGAAATACCATTATTAGAGGCATCTGATAAAGTTGTTAATGCTTGATCATGGTATAATGTAGCTGTTCCTGTACTACCTCCTGTATTTGTAAATGAAGAAGCACCTAATGACCCACTCATTAAATCATCTATAAGGCTACCAGCTGTAATAACACCTGAGCTATCCCCTAAAACTGCGGGGAATGCTGCCGCAGCATTTCCTGTATATCCTGTCCAACCATATAAATAAGTTTTAACTTGTACATTTCCTAAAGTTAAAGTTCTAGCATAAGTTTGAGTAGATCCATAACTATCAGTAACAACTTCATTATAACTAAATGATCTTCCATTTGCTTCAGAATTAACTAATTGGATTTGCCATGATGTTCCATTTCCATTTTGAGAAACTGGGTTTAGTAAAGCTGCATCTGCACCAGTTAATGTTAAAACATAAGGTGTATTATTTTCAGGACTATCCTGAATAGTAATATTACATATATTAGTACCTGCATTTTGAGGTGCATTTAAACTAATAGGAGATCTAGATGAAATTGTAGGTGCCTGATTAGCTGTTACTATAACTGAATATGCTTGTTTATTTTCTGTTCCAAATGTATTAGAAGCTGTGATTGAAAAATCTATTGTAGCTGGTGTAAAATATGAAGCACTAATATTAGCATTAGCTGACATTCTTTGTTGATTAGATACTTGTGTTAAAGAAAATGGTGAAGATGGATTTATTTGCCAACTTACTGTTTCATTTTGAACATTATAGTTTGTTGATAAAAATGCTTGTGTTGTGATGCCATTTGAATTAGTAGCTACTATGTCATTAATTTCCGCGGATTCGTTAATATATGGTCCTGCACTCCAATTATCATTTATAGCTGGTGCTACATCATCTTTAACTTGAATTGTTACATCAGCTGATACTATTGTAGGATCAAATGTATCTTTAACTGAAACTGTATAAACATAAGTATCAATTAAATCAGAATTAAGGTATACACCTGGTTTTCTTCTAAAATATCCCGTTGAATTCATGTCAAATGCTTCTTCAGTTGGATCTGATTGACTTGTACCTGAATATGTTCCTAGGGTAACAGGATTTCCATCTACACTAAGTGATTTTAGGACTGCACTGACAAATATTGTAGTAGTTCCATTTGGGTTTGAAACTCCTACTTGACCAGCGTTTCTATAATAAGAATTAAATAAACCTAAACTATTACTAACATTTTCATTTTCATTTATTCCATTAGGATTATTTAATGTTTGATTATTAATGTTAGGTGGTTGATTATCTCCTACTCTGATTTCATAAGGTAAATAAGTTATAGCTTCGGGGTCTTGTGAAGGATAGTGCTCATCACTAGCTGTCAACGCAAAATTATAAGTTTGTTTTGTATCATAATCTAATGAAGCTGTAATTTGAGTTAAAACTACATTATTAGCATTAACTGTTAAACTAAAATCCTTTTTAAAAGCTGCAGATAATGATCCTGTGTTTATAGTAATAGTATCACCTTGTGCATCTGTAACGTATGTAGTACTTTTAACTCCAGGTCCTGAACTTTCTGCTAAAGAAGAAGTTTCACTAGTTATTGCATTTCCTGCTAAGCTATTTTCTCTCCATACTGGGGCAGCATTTGGAATAATTTGAATATAAAGAGTTTTATCGGTAAATAATCCTAAAGTATCAGTTGCTCTAACTGGTAAAGCTGCTGCATCATACCCTTGAGATGAATCAGTATTCATTGATTCAGTAGCTTCAACATTAAAATAAATTTGGTTAGCGCCTTCTATTCTAAATTGATCTGCTGTATATGAGCTTTGTGTTTGAACTGTTACAGCTTGACTTTCAGCATCTGATGTATTTATAGTGCCTACTAAAGAACCACTTGGGGTAAATTCTTGTATACCTAAATAACTTGTAGAATCAATAGTAGGAGCTGTATTAGCAAAGTATACTTTTTCTATGAAATCTGTTAAACCATTTGCTCCAAAGTTTACATTTCTAATCCCTACAGGTTGATCTTGATTTGTTACTACTCTATTACCATCAAAAGGAACAAATGAAGCAGATTCAGCTAATGAAGCAGATTCAGCATAACTTGAAGATACTTCTTTTGTAATTTCTACTAAAGCTTCTAATGCGTATGAAGCTGTTAAAGCATACGAACTTGAAACTGCATTTAAAACATATGATGCAGTTTGTGCAGTTGTAACATAACTAGCAGTTTGAGCTAGTGTTACATATGATGCAGTTTGTGCAGTTGTAACATAACTAGCAGTTTGAGCTAGTGTTACATATGATGCTGTCGCTGCAGTACCATCTAAATTTCCTTGAAATGAACTTGTTATAGAATCAGCAATAAGTGAACCTGTTATTTGTAAATCATTTGTAGTAGCAAAAAATGAACCTGTTTGTTCAAATATACCACTTCCGCCTCCACTACCACTTGAATAAGATAAAATCTTAATAGAACCACTCATATTAGGATGAGAAGTACATTGGTAGTAAAGTTGATCAGGTGCATTAAAAGGAACATTCCAAGTAAGTATAGCTCCACCAGCTGCACCATTATTAGTTACACCTGCATTATAAGGTGTACCTGATCCTCCTGAAGGTGCATCTGTTTGTATTTGAAATGGATGCTGTCCTGCAGTGTTATCATTTGCAAATTTATAATCTTGTCCTCTTACTAAAGTTATTTCTGGGTCTGAAGCTGGATTTGGAAAACCGTCTCCTGAAAATACATAATCATTATTTCCACTAGCTCCTAAAGACCATTCAGCAGCAAATCCTGAACTTCCTGCACTACCACTAAGAAGAGACCATCCTGAATTTGATCCTACAGATTGAGTATCATTTAAAACATATACCTCTTGTGTGGATTGTTGATATACAATAAGACCAGGATATGTGTTAAACTCATTTAAAGCTAATCTTGCATTTTGATCAACTACTGTAATCCTTGAATCAATGGGGTCTTGACTTGTTATCGTAAATCCTGCTGGTACTACTACTGCCATTGTCTAATTATTTAAAATATTAATTTATAAGTTGCTGTTAATCCTGGAGAAGCTGCGTATTGTTTAACAATTGTTCTGTAAACTTTATACGCTGGTTGTCCATTATTATCAAGTACAATATTACCTGCATCAAAAGAAGCACTATAATTAGCTCCATTAATATCAAAACTGTCTAAATCATCTACGGATCCATCATATATTACATATTGATATAATAATCCTTGCCAATTTATATTAACAAATTGATTGTTTATTTCTGATTTGGTATTTTTTCCTTTATCAATAGTTCCAATAGAACCTCCTAATGAAGTATCCCATGATTCTATATCTAATAATTCATTATAAGTAAAACTAGGTTGAGCACTTGCTCCGTATCTTAAACTTCTTACTTTTTTATATGTTGTAACAGCTGAAACAGGTCTAGCAGCTGCAAAATTACTTGGTTTTAATGCGGGATCATTATCTGAACCATCTACACCTGAAGATGAATAATCCGCAGAAGCTGAAATTAAGATATTGGAAGTTGAAGTGTCTACTACTGTTCTTGGTGGTGCAATGTTGGTAGCTAAAGTTCCAGTTGCATATACCCAACCATTAGCACTTCCTAGTGTAGGTATAAAATCTATACTACCCGTTGCTCCTAATTCTATTTCATTAGTACCTCCAAAAGTACTAGTTGTTCCTAATTGTACATCAGGTGTAAATGCTATTGAAGGTGCTGTAGGGTTGGATTTAGCTAAAGTTTCAGAATCAGTTACTACTTTATAATCTATAACACCATCTGCAGGATTACTTGAAGTTACTTCTAATCTATAACTTCTAGATCCTGTTGTTGTTGGGGAAATTGATAAACTTGTTCCTGTATCTCCTGTTGCTCTTACTCCTGTACTACCTACTGTGGTTTCAAATAAAGAAGCACTTATTAGTGTGTAGCCTCCTAAACTAAAATTACCTACTACAGTGTAAGCATCTTCTACTTTACCAAATCTATCTGTAATGAAACCATTTATATTTAATGCCGGTGTTGGTGCAACTGGTATACCAAATAAAAATGTTAAATCCCCTGCTGCGTATGTAACAGTAACATCTGCGTCAAAATCTTTTACTATAATATTGTTTATTACTTGAGAACCAGAAGAATCAAATGTAATATCAGTTCC